GACTGCTGTCGCTGCAAGATCAACGGCGAAAGCTCCAGATTACTTTATGAACCGCCGTATACGGAACCGTACGTACGGTGGTGTGGGAGGACGGGAGCCGCGAGGCTCCCTCCTACCCGATATGCTAAAGACACAATCAAAGACACTGATAAAAAGCAGCCTTGGCTCAAAGGGCACACTAAACAAAAAGAGAGCTGATATTTGGAAGCCCAAATTCCTCGTGGCGTTGCGAGACTCCGCGTGTGTAAGGGACGCATGCGAAGTTGCAGGAATAGACCGTAGGTCTGCTTACAAAGCACGCGACAAGGACGAGTCCTTTGCGGCTGATTGGGCAGATGCACTTGAGGACGCATGCGACACATTGGAACTCGCATTACGTAAGCGCGCAATCAATCGAGATACGCTGGCAAGTATCTTCTTGCTCAAGGCACATCGCCCAGACAAGTTTCGCGAGACGACCAGAACAGAAATCACGGGCGCTCAGGGTGGACCCATTGAGATTCAACGTGCGTCAGATGAGTTCGATTCCCGTCTTTCTGCCTTGATGGTTAGGGTCACCAAGACCACGGGTAACTAGGCCCAAATCCTTTCGATTATTTTCGGTCGGCCCTTAAATAGGCAATACCGCATTGGGGTGTCGGCTGTTAAGTCGTGCTGTCGGCTAGGTTTATGTGGTATCCGCCGACAGCCGTTACATATGTGTTCTTATCAGACCCATACCCCTTTTAAGGCTAAGTGCCTGATATGTCTAGGTTTGCTGAATGTCCCACACCGTCACAGCCGCTGGGTTGGCTCTCCTCCCAGAAGCGCAGAGAAACAAGTTTCTAAGCCGCCTAACCACTAGGGATAAATCGCGGCTTCTGACCTTGTGGAGCTTCTGGGCAAGGCCCAAGCAGCTTGCCCCGGACGGTGAGTGGTTGATTCATCTGATACTGGCCGGTCGAGGATGGGGAAAGAGCAGGACCGGTGCTGAATGGATTCGTTCAAAGGTTGAAGCAGGTAAGGCACGGCGCATTGCGTTGGTTGGCAGGACAGCGGCGGATGTGCGGGATGTCATGGTGCGTGGGGAATCAGGCATCTTGGCATGCTCGCCACCAGAGTTCAGACCTGAGTATGAGCCATCGAAGCGATTGCTTACATGGCCTAATGGTGCATTAGCTACTTGCTACTCAGCAGATGAACCCGACTTGCTGCGTGGTCCTGAGCACGATTGCGCATGGGCAGATGAGATTGCGTCATGGACCCGTCCAGAGACTTGGGACATGTTGCTGCTGGGTCTGAGGCTCGGGGTTCAACCGCAAGTAGTAGCTACCACCACTCCAAAGCCGGTCAAGCTGATTAGGGAACTGGTAGAGAAGGCAAAGCGGGATGGCTCCGTAGTCATTACCCGTGGCAGCACGTACGAGAACGAACCGAACCTTGCACAAAGCTTCCTTAACCAGGTTGTTGATGCCTATCACGGCACGAGACTGGGCCGTCAAGAAATCTATGGCGAGTTGTTGGAAGACGTCGTCGGTGCACTGTGGCAGTGGGATTGGATATTAACCAACAGAGTTACCGCCGCTCCTGATTTACAACGCATCGTCGTGGCGATAGACCCGGCCACAACGCATGGGGAGTCGTCGGACTACACCGGGCTTGCTGTTGTAGGCAAGGGCAATGATGAGCAGTTCTATGTGCTGCATAGCGAGGGCGTAAAGCTCAGCCCCGATGGTTGGGCACAGAGGGCATTATCACTCTACGACCAACATATGGCCGACAAGATAATTGCCGAACGCAACAACGGTGGTGAGATGGTCGAGGCCACCATCAGGAACGCCAGGCGTAACGTACCCGTCAAAACAATTCACGCCTCACGTGGTAAGCGAGTAAGAGCCGAGCCGGTTGCAGCGCTCTACGAACAAGGCAAGGTGCATCACGCATCAGTCTTCGAAACACTAGAAGACCAACTCACCAGGTTCCCAACAGCCACAGAGAACGACGACGAGGTTGATGCGCTGGTCTACGCAGTCAGTGAGTTATCGGGCCGCAAGACAATTCGATTCGCATGATAGAGAACGCTTCATTGCTAAAAAGACTACGCATCCGCCTCAAGGGGCTATTCAGTGGCCAGGGCTCCAGCGAACCTGAGCGGTTCTTTGGTCATAACTGGCAAATGCTTGATGGGCTCTCTTCGCTGGTCAGCCGCTCGCGGATTTCATACGAGCACGAGGTCGGAGATGTCACGCGCAACAGCTTGGTGATGGCTGCGTGTAGATGGGTCGGCAACACAATTCCCGAGGCGACTCTCATAGTAGTCAGCAATGCTAACGGCAAAGACGAGACAGTCAATAACCATCCGCTGGTGAAACTGTTCAAGCGGCCCAATGAGTTTCACTCAGGTTCGACGCTACTGAAATGCTTCGCGCTTAGTTGGATTACGGATGGCAACTGCTTTCTGTTGAAGCGCAGAAACGCTCGTGGGGTACCTGTTGAGCTTTACTACTTGCCGCATTGGATGGTGTATCCGCGCTGGCCATCAGATGGCTCACGATTCATTAGTCACTATGACTACATCGTTGACGGTTCGACTCAACAATACGAGCCATCGGAAATCATCCACATTACTGACGGCATGAATCCGCTGACGCGCCGTGGTACCTCACCACTGCGGTCCTTGTTCCGGGAGATATTCAGCGACAACGAAGCTGCGAACTTCTCAGCGGCATTGTTGGTAAACAGTGGTATCCCGCCCTACATCGTGACGAGTCCCAACGCGGACATTGATGAACAGAGCCTCAAGGATGCTATTAAGCGACAGACATCAGGTGATAACCGTGGCGAGCCGATTGTGGCGAGCGGCGGCATTGAGATTAAGCAACTGAGCTTCGACCCGGACTCATTGAACCTCAAAGCATGTCGGATGATTAACGAGGAACGGGTGTCAGCCGTTCTTGGCATTCCTGCAATCGTTCTCGGCTTTGGAGCCGGACTTGAACGTTCTACCTTCGCAAACTTCAAAGAGGCCCGAGAGGCGTATACAGAGAGTTATTTGCTACCTCTGTGGAGACACATAGCAGAAGAACTGACCCTTCAGCTACTGACTGACTTCACCTCAGACGAGACCATGCGCGTGTCCAATGACCTCACACAAGTGCGGGTCCTCCAGGATGACCAGAACAAACTCTATGCGCGGCTCACTGTGGGTGTGCGTGGTGGCTGGATAAAGAGAAGTGAAGCGCGGGCTGCGGTCGGCCTAGAAGTAGCGCCCGAGGATGAGGTCTATCTCACCATGGGTAATGCCCCACTAGACACGGCGGCGCTAGCAAAGGGAGCGGGTGCTGGCGTGCGGAGGGCGGCATAGTGAACACGAATGACTATGTAGCGATTGAAGAATTAAAGCGCCTCTCAATGTTCGACATTGAGCCCACGATTGACGAAGCCGACCTCGAAACGATTCTAGTCAATGCTCAGGTCTGCTCGCTATGGGTACCAAGCAAAGCGTACAGCTACGGCGATGTAGTCGTGCCTACGACTAATAACCAGAATGGTCACCGCTACAAATGCATAAGGTCTGGAACGAGCCTGAGCATTGAGCCCACGTGGAATGAGTTCCAGTGCGGGCGTGTGTTCGAAGGCACCTTGATATGGGAAGAAGCAGGTGCTCAGCCCCGGTCACTCTGGGATATGAGAGCGGCTACTTATAACGCCTGGCTATTCAAGGCTTCCAAAATTGCTCCCGATTTCGATTTCAGCGGCGCTGCTGAAAGCTACAAACGCTCACAAGCTTACGACAACTGTTTGGAACAAGCGAGAAAGTACGCGCCTGCGAGGATTGCCTAGATGCGTCCCTTAACTGACATCCAGCTATTGAACATGCGCAGTACGGTTGCCGACAACTTCACAAGTAATGCTGATATCGTGCGGCCATCGGCAACGCTCAATAGTCGCGGCGGTACATCACTGGCAACGAGTGTTGTAGCTGCGAACGTGAAGTGTCGCATCATCGCGTCCGCTCATATGCCATCTGAGAACGTCGCCGGCGAGCAGTTACGAGCATTAGCGCATTACATCGCCTACTTTCCTACAGGCACCGACATAAAGCCGAAGGACAAGATTCAACGAGGGTCATTGACGCTTGAAGTAATCGACTCGATGGATGCGCCTTCAACGCAACTGGCACTAGCGGTCTACGCCGTGATGGTGCGCGCCTAACACACATACGAGGGTTATATGAAAGAAAGAAAGTTTCTGGACCTGTCCAGTTTCAAGGCTATTGCGGATGGCGCGGGAAGTTATGAGGGCTACGCAACGGTATGGGCGAGCTAGACGACGGCGGCGACATCGTTCTCAAGGGCGCATACCAGGACACCATCGAGTTCTTCTTGCAGAACGGTTGGGGAGCTACAGACCATAACTGGCAATTCAATAAGGCCATTGGATTCCCCGTAACCGCAACAGAGGATGACCACGGCTTCAAGCTTAGTGTCCAGTTTCATATGACTGATGACGCTCAGCAGCTACGCCAGAAAATCTCGGAGAGGTTGGCTGCTGGTAAGGATGTGAAACTCAGCATCGGGTATGCGCTAGCCGCTGCACCCATTTTCATCGAACGCAAAGACTACGCGAGCGAGTTAGCAAAGTACGTCAGGCCCGAACTAGTTCAGGATTCACTTATCAAGGCGCAGAAGTTCCCACGTATCAGACTCATACCCAAGCTCAAGTTGTATGAGGTCTCGGTCGTGGTTGCGCCGATGCTTGAATCTGCCATGGTCACGTCGGTCAAGGGCTTAGATATAAAAGGCATGTTCCAGGCCGTGATGGATGAGCGCACTCCCTGTTATTGGGAGTTAACGGACGCTCTCTACACGGTGATTACACGACTGTATCGATTAACTGAGGACGCAGCAGGCACCAACGCAACGGTCGACGCGAACGCGGAACTCGACGTGGCTTTGCAAGAGTTCAATGATGCTGTCCGTCAGTATGCAACCCAGATGTTTGCCGCAGCCGCGACAGACACCGGGCTTTACTACTACGACTCATTCGTAGGAGGCGAGCGCAAAGAGAAGGTAGCTCCGGGAGCGGAGCAGCCGTTTGCTAAACACTCCGACATGGTGGGGTCCGCTATAGAGGAGTTCGTGGCGCGAGCCAAGAACCGCTTAGAGTTTCGACGCAAAGAGGGCCGGGTGCTCTCAGCAAGGAATCGAACCCGCATCACCGAGATGGTTTCGATGATGCAGGCGCTACTTGATGAGACGGAACCGGTAGACGATGGCAAGTCCAAAGAAGCGACGAAGGTCTATCTCCAATTCATCGAGTCCCAGGTAGCACAGCTAAGCGCTTAAGACGCCAGTCTCGTAACGCGCCCGCTCTGGGCTCTCTCACCCAATCGCATTCGACATGCCAAGTAGGGACGAGTGCGCCTGCATAGGAGGAAAGCAATGGCAACGAAACTAGAGACATCGAGGGGCGAACTGCAATCAAAGCGCGAAGCTTTGAATGAGATTTTCGCCAAGACTCGTCAGAGCAATGGCGATTACAACATGGACGCCGCTCAAGTTGAAGATGTGCGTGCGAAGAAAGAAGAGCTTGATGACCTGCACAAGCAGTTCAAGGCTCTTGAGGAAATCGAACGCCTGGACCGCGACAACAAGACCGCAATCGAAGCCTATGAGCGGACCCCGGTAACTGATGTCAGATTCCCATCGAAGTCCGATGAGCAACCCAAGTTTAAGAGTCTTGGTGAAGCGTTCGCGGAATCGAAGATGGTCAAGGACCACTCGTTCAACATTGGCGAGCGCGTTGAACTATCGGGCGTAGGTCTTGCTCAACAGTTCAAGACCACCATGACGACTGCTACGGGTTTCCCGCCTGAGAATCTGAGGAGTGGAATCGTTGTGCCGAGTGCCCAACGCAAGCCACGCCTCGCTGACTACATCCCCCAGGGAACGACGAACCAGGCTGCCGTTATCTATATGTCGGAAACGACATTCACTAATAACGCTGCGCCGCGTGCAGAGAACACGGGAGCGGCGGAGTCGGCGCTGGCCTACACGCCTGTCACGTCGAACGTGCGGTCAATCGCGCATTTTATTCCTGTCACGTACGAGCAGTTAGCAGACGTTAGCGGCATGCGTGATTTGTTAGACACGCGAATGATTGCGATGCTGCGCCTGAAGGAAGAGGACCAGCTCATCACGGGTAACGGTACTGCGCCAAACCTGCGCGGCTTCCTCAACCTGAGTGGTGTGCAGTCTCAGGCTCTTGGTTCCGACACGGTCATGGACGCCTTCTATAAGGGCATGGACCTCGTAAGGTTCACCGGCTTTGCTGAGCCCGACCTTGCTGTTGTGCATCCATTGGACTGGCAGCCGGTCGCACTAGCCAAGACGAGTGAGGGTCTATACATCTGGGGCAACCCGTCTCAAGGCGGACCCGACAGGCTCTGGGGTGTGCCGGTATTAGTAACGCCTGCCATCACGCAGAACACCGGATTGGTGGGTGACTTCGCAGGCTACTCTCATATCAGCCGTCGTCAAGACGTGACCATTGAGATTGGCTTCGTGAACACCAACCTTACCGACCGGGTAAAGACTGTGGTCTGCGAAGAGAGAATCTCTCTCGAGTCATACCGCGATACCGCGTTCTGCAAAATCACAGGTATCTAAGCGTCCACTGTTGATTAAGTGGGGCGAGCCTATCGCCCCACCAACAATGGGCATATGCGCATTGAGTATATGCGTATGGAGGATTACGCAATGGCTGGACAGTATTTTCTTAAGCCGGACAGAGATGAACTCAACACGCTGTTAACGGCGATTCCGGGCGCAGCTATAGCTGACCTTGCTCAGACGATTAGCGCCTCACCAACGCAGGCCGAGGTGCAAGCAATCTCGACAAAGGTTGATGCGATTCTTGCATCGCTTAGGACTCTTGGGCTGATTAATTAGTGATGGGTTTCTACGTAGCTGATAAGCCTTACTTTCTGACAGAAGACAAGAGCCGCGTTGTGGATGCTGACAGTCCATACGCGGCTCATCTGTTAGTGAACATCGGTGGGCATCTCCCCATGTGGGTTGCCAGGTATTACGGGCTGATTTCTGAGCCTGGTGTGAATGGCAATGCGAAAGCGATACAGCGGCCACCGCAACATAAAGCCGTCCTGTTCCCACCCGAGAACAAACGTAAGAAGCGATGAACAAACTGACCATTAAGGTCACTCGCAGAGAGAATCACGCCGACCAGGTAGTGGACGCATTCACTAAGCTAGCTGGCACTGCCGTAACGAAGACCGCAGAAGAAGCTGCAGCCGAGGCGAAGGGTCTTGCGCCCGTTCATACGGGACATCTGAGGGACAGCATAGACACAGCGAAAGTAAGCGACACCGAGGCCGCATTCGGTGCGACCGTAGACTACGCACCCTTTGCTGAATATGGCACAAGGCATGAGGCTCCTCATCCCTTCATAACGCCTGCTGCTTATAACTCGCGTGAAAAGTTGCTCGCGAACCTTACCGAGAAATAGATGAGCCTAACAGTAAACGGTGTCATAGAGACTTGGTTGTATTCCAAGTTGACGAGCAACTCTGCGATTAACACCGCAGTTGGTGGCCACATCTTTGATTCGGAAGTCCCACAAGAGTTAGGCGATGTGTACCCGTGCATCGTCTACAGCTACATCGCAGGTGGCGACACGATGTATGCGAGTGACCGCGCATTCTCGGTGTTGCTCTACAAGGTGGTTGTCATTAGGCCATCAAGCTTTGCCGACCTCGACCAGACATACACATTGGTTGACGCGCTTATTCACGGTGGCAGCGGAATCATTAGCGGAGGTGAAGTCATCTCCTGTGTGAGGAAGCAACCGCTCAAGCTAACCGAAACAGAAACGGGTGGCAAAAAGATTCGCCAGTCAGGCGGTCTATACGCCGTTCAAGCGCGCACGATTTAGGACAGTTATCACCATTACACACGCATAGCTCACGCGCCGAGCTTCGCACCCTCCAGTCCCCCAGACACAGGAGACAGCTATGCCTTACGCACATGTTTATCGCGGTGTACAGGTCGGCGTTGAGTCCGTTGCCGGTACCGGAGTCGCGGCTAATAAAAAGCTCAACAGTTTTGACCTAACAGTAACGGGTCAAGGGGACTCCCACATCTACTCGCCGCTCGGCTCCAAGCGCAACACGCTTGTAGTCCCGCCTGGAAAGAGATGGACCACTGCATCACTCACCGGTATTCCAACTTACACACAGATGGGCTACCTGTTAGCCGCGTTGCTGAAGGCCCCGACTATCAGCACGCCTTCAGGTGCGACTAACGCACGCAAGTGGTTGTTTGACCTGAGCGCAAGCTCTCAGGACGACCCGAAGACATTGACCGTCGAGCAGGGCAACAGTACTCGTGCGCAGAAATTCGTCTACGGCTACCTAAACGACTTCGCGCTTGAGTTCAACAAGGGTGACGTGAAGTTGACGGGCAACATGATGGGTCGAGCGTTGCAAGACGCAATTACCATCACCGCGAGCCCGACAGCCGTAGCGCTTCAGACAATCGCCCCACAGCACATCGACGTCTTCTTCGCTGACACGCAGGCGGGTCTTGATGCGGCTTCGAAACTGACTGGTGACTTCTCGGTCTCGTTCAAGATAAGTAACCGATTCTCACCGGCGTACCGGCTAGATAGCTCGCAGGTTTCATTCAGCAGCATTGTTGAGTTGAAGCCTGATATCGAGCTTACGCTGGTGCTCGACGCAGACAACGCTGGCTATGCGCCATTGCCAAAGCTGACGGGCGGTCAGACTCAGTTCATAAGAGTTCAAGCCGTGAGCGGCGTCGAAGTTGAGACTGGCACACCGTACAAGTTCAACCTCGATTTCAGCGGTGCGGTTGCGTCCTACCCAGGTACTGGAGACCAGGATGGAGCCGTGACTGTTCAATGGACCTTCAAGGCTATTGAAGACTCGACCTGGGGTAAGGATTTCGAAATCTACCTCATCAACGCACTGACGAGCCTGTAAGCGCAAGGCTACTAGCACTCATCCCTGAGTAGCTTCAGTCCCCCTCAACCAAGAAAGGCAGACACAGATATGGCATTTAGACCACAGAAGCATAGTCAAGTTGTGCCCTTAACCATCGGGTTCGATGGCGAGGAGTCACTCGTCATTTACTACAAGCCTTACGCGATGACATTCGGAGACGCGAAGGAAATGGTCGGCAGCGACATAGATAAAAAGAGCGATTCTGAAAAGCTCGATGTCATGGTCGACTACCTCATCAAGTACGTGGACCGAGCAGACTGGGAAGACGCCGATGGCAAGCCACTACCGTTCAGTCGTGAAGTCCTCGAAACCCTTCCTGTCTTCGTTGTGCAGAAGGTCTTCAGCGCTGTTGTCGATGCAGTAAACAGCGGGGGCGATAAAAGCACGGCGTAGCATTCAGAAATTTCTTGAGACCGACGGCAAGTTAGGAAGCAACGAGTTACCTGACTGGCTGGTCCTGGATTCCGTAGCACGACGTTATGGCTGTACTCCCGCTCAGGTGCGAGACATGCCCTACGAAGATGTGAACAGGGCACTGATAGTGATGAGCGCGGAGCACGCTGCCGAGAAGACTGTCGCTGCCAGGGCTAGCCACACATAGGAGCAATCATGGAACGAGACGGATTCATTCTAGACCGCGAGCCGGGTTACTTCACTGAGTATGATGCGGAAGAACTCAAGGCGCTTGGTTATACGGAAGCACAGCTAAGTGGTATTCGCGAGTGCCTGGCTAAGCGCGGGCTCTACATCAAGGGCGAGAGCGCAAAGCCGAAGGCACCAGCCATCGCATCACCACCACCACCCACCAAACAAGCATAGCTAATCAGCCGGGAGCGCTCTGTCGCTCCCTTTTCTTTTTCTATTCACAGCACAGGTGTCTCTTGTCCACGAGTATAGAAGCCTTACGTGTATATGCAGCCATAGGTGTCGACCTATCCGAGGTGAAGCGAGGTGTCGCGGATGCGGATGCCGAACTCTCCAAGGTAGGGGCTGGTGCATCTACAGCCGGGCTCGATGAGTTCGTCGGTAAGATAAGCGCCAAACTGCACAGTGTCGGTAGTGCAATAACCGGTATCGGCATCGGCATGACCGCTGCCTTTACGGCTCCTGTTGCATTAGCCATCAAAGCAGCCTCCGATTTATCAGAGACAGTTAACAAAGCTGATGTTGTCTTCGGTGCTGCATCAGGCTCTGTTCAGCAGTTCGCCCAAGGCTCGGCCCAGGCAATGGGCCTCAGTCGGCAAAAAGCAATCGAGGCTGCTGCCAGTTTCGGCAACCTGTTCGTCACCATAGGCAGTAGCAGCGACGAAGCCGCAAAGATGTCCGTGGCGATGGTAAGGCTGGCCACAGACCTCGCCAGCTTCCACAACATCAAGCCGGAAGAAGCGATTGCTAAGCTTCAGGCAGGTCTTGTCGGTCAAGTGCGCCCGCTACGTGAAGTCGGCATTTTGCTTAGCGAGACTGCGACGAAGGCCGAAGCCACCAAGCTCGGATTCAAAGGCGTTGGTGGTGAGCTTACTGAACAGCAAAAAGTACTCGCCCGCTACAACCTAATCCTCGCGCAGTCGGGCACGGCACAAGGTGACTTCGCCCGCACTGCAGAGGGACTTGCTAACAGCAGCCGTATCGTCAAGGCCCAGCTTGAAGATTTAGGCGCGAATCTCGGCAGTGTCCTCCTACCTATTGCTCAAAAGGCACTCCACGCCTTTAGCGACCTCCTCGAAAAATTTCAACAACTACCAGAAGGCTTACAACAGACCATTGTTGTAATTGCCGGTGTCGGTGCGGTGCTTGGGCCATTGGTCATCATCGCGGGCCAAATCATATCTGGCATTGGAGCCATAGGCACAGCTATCAGTGCTGTCAGCGGGTTGTTCGATGTGTTCGGTGGCGGGGCTGCTGCGGCTGGTGCGGCTGCCGGTGGTGCTGAGGTCGCAGTGGCGGGACTCGGCGCAAGCTTCGCTGCCATCGCGGCTCCCATAGCGATTGCGGTAGCAGCCATCATCGCGGTCGCGGCTGCCATAGCAAGCAACGTCGGCGGTGTACGCGACAAGATAGGCGCGCTCATAAGCGAGATACGGGCTGCCTTCTCGAGCTTCATCGATTTCTTGTATTCGATGAAGGATTCCTTCCAGCAGATATGGGATGGAGTGCTCTCGATACTAGGCGGTGTCATCGCGGCGATTGGTGACATCCTCGGCCGACTTGTCGATGTTATACGCGCGATTCTTGCCGCGATTCAGGGCGACTGGTCAAAGGCTGGAGAACTACTCAAAAGCGCAAGCGAGAGCATCTGGCAAGGCATCGTCTCGTTAGTTGTCGGAGTTGTTAGTGGGCTGGTGAATATCCTCTCAGGTCTATGGGGGGTCATCAGCACTACTGCCGTCGCTGCGTGGAACCTGCTCAAAGATTCATTAGCCTCATTAGCCCAAATCATTGTTGAAAACGTCGTCGCGTTCTTCTCATCGCTACCCGAAAGAATCGGCGCGTTCCTGCAAGCCATTCCTACCATCGCGGGCCAGGCATTAGGTCTGCTCGCGGGCGAAACCTACAAGTACATCACCGAGTTTGTTACCTCAGTCACAGATGGCCTGTCGAGTCTTGGCTCACTCATCTGGGGCGCGCTCAAGTCTGCGCTAGACACGGTTGTTAACTTCTTCGTCAATCTGTTCGCTACGGGCCGGAGTGGAGCCTCAAGCTTTCTTGAAGGTATCTGGGAATTCCTCAAGAACCTGCCGCAACTGTTTGTTGATGCTGTTCAAGCCGTCTTCAACTTCCTTGCTGAACTGCCTGCCAAGCTATTGGGGTGGGGCAAGTCGATAGCCGGTAGTTTCTGGAGCGGTCTGCAATCCGGTTTCGCGGCTGGTCAGAGTGGCGCACTAGAGAAGTCTTTGACCGGCGTCGTCACCAGTCTGGGTGACAGTGCTAAACAGAACATCAGTAGTGTCGGCTCAGGCTTGAAGTCCGCGATGGGCGGCATGCTCGGCGGAGTTGGTGATGCTGGCAAGTCTGAGGGCAACAAGGCAGGCATTGCGGTCGGCGAAGGACTCGGGCAGGGAATCAAGAATGGTCACAAGCAGGTCAAGGAAGGCTTCGACGATTTAACCAAGCATGCGCAAGAAGACTTACAGAGCTTCATCCAGACATTAGGCTTCGGAATAAAGCTCAGTACTCAGCTTTGGAATGGAATGACGGGCGACTTGAAAGCGTCGCTCAAGGACCAATCCAAAGCGTGGGCTGATGCACAGCGCGACCAGGACAAGGCGCTGCTCAGTTTTACGGGCAGGACCAAGGTCAGCCTGGATGACATAAACAACTTCATCAAGGCGAGCGGTGTCGACGCCAAGTTATCTTCTAAGCAATTCGCCGACGCGTTCGGTGCGAGTGCCGAAAGTCTTGTTCCATTCATCAACAAGGTCAAGGACGCGCAGAAAGAAGCGGAGCTACTACGCGCGAAACTCATCGTAGAGTTCGCCCAATCTCTACCCACCGTTGAGAAGAATGTCATAGGTGTCGGCTCGTCATTCGGAAAGCTGAGCGGCAACAGCAAGCTCGCCTTCGAGCAGATGAAGAGTGATGTCGATAGCTTCGTCAACGGGGTTATCAGCGGCGAAGGCAGCAAGATGAACTCGGCCATCAAAGCGATGGAAACCGAGTTCATGGACATCGCCAAGTCCGCGCATCTGTCCTCTGAACAAAGCAAGACAGCCTTTATCGATTTCATCGACACGCTCGCGACTCAGGTTGGTGGCAAAGGTGCTGATGTCCTGCGCAGCTA